CGGAAGAATTGCTGAATTTAAGCAAAGACTTTTAGGTACTGCAGGAGACAAGGTTATCCAGAAGATTATAGAGATCGGTCAGACTGATGGACATCCGGGGCAGATGGCTGCTTTGAAGATGGCAATGGATCGAGTTCTACCGGTTTCCCTATTCGAGAAAGATGCTAAAGGTCAGAGGAACGCTGTAACCATTAACATCACTGGGATAGGGGATGCTAAAATAGAAGCTCAAGATAACGTCATTGATATGCCAACAATAGACGTAACAGACGTGGATTATGACGAGTCTTAACTTTGAACTTCTTCCTTGGCAGAAGCAAGTCTATTCTGATTCAACACGATTCAAAGTAATCGTAGCAGGACGACGATGCGGTAAGTCAAGATTATCAGCAGTAGCCCTCCTCGTAGAGGGATTGAAGTGTCCTCAAGGAAGTGCTGTGATGTATGTCGCACCGACTCAAGGACAAGCAAGACAGATTATTTGGGACTTGTTGATGGATCTAGGTCGAGAAGTTATTGCTTCTTCCCACGTCAACAACATGGATATAACCTTAATCAATGGAGCTAAGATATATGTCCGAGGATCTGATAGACCGGATACTCTCCGTGGTGTGTCTCTAACATTCCTAGTACTTGACGAAGTAGCTGACATCAAGGCTGAAACATGGGAAAAGGTATTACGTGCTGCACTCTCTGATAAAAAAGGTAAAGCATTATTCATTGGAACTCCGAAAGGTCGTAATTGGTTCTATGATATGTATAACCTTGGACTCGACGGTACTGATGAAGACTGGAAGTCTTGGCACTTCACAACAAAAGATAATCCCCTCATTGATCCGAAGGAAATAGAGGGAGCAAGAAAAACTCTATCAAGCTTTGCGTTTAAGCAGGAATACGAAGCAAGCTTTGATAACGCAGGAACTGATCTGTTTAAAGATAAATGGATCAAGTACGGAGAAGAACCTACTGGTGGTGTTTATTACATTGCCATTGACTTAGCAGGTTTTGAGAACGCTAACTACTCTGAGCAACGTAAGAAGAAGTTAGATAGATCTGCGATAGCGGTTGTAAAAGTAACAGACGATGGTACTTGGTTTGTAAAAAAGATTGAGTACGGACGATGGGATATTAAAGAGTCCGCACAACGCATTTTAAAGAACATTAAAGAGTTTCAACCGGTTGGTGTAGGTATGGAACGAGGCACGATCAGAAACGCTGTGTTGCCCTATTTAAGCGATCTGATGAGGGCTAATGGAGTATACGCTCATGTACAGGATTTAACACATGGCGGAAAGAAAAAAGCAGAGCGTGTGGTTTGGGCTTTGCAAGGTAGATTTGAGCACGGTAAGATAATCCTGAATGAGGATGAAGACTGGGATGAATTCGTTGACGAGTTACTCATGTTCCCTACTCCTCAAGTTCATGATGACTTAGTCGATGCTCTTTCGTACATCGACCAGTTAGCTGTAACGACTTACTTTGCAGATGACGAGGACGATGGTGTTGAACCCCTTGATTGGATATCAGGATATTAAAATGCCAATAAGCATGGAAGGAATGGACGCTTGTCCTTTACCACTACAAAGCAATAGTTTAAATGTTAAAAACCATTTAAAAGCTATTAAAGAACATGGTTTGGGAGCACCTGATCCTACACAACCAAATACAGAATTTTGGCAAGATAAAGCCAAAAAGTGGAATTGCTCTGAAGGAGATGCTCGTGGTAGACTATGTATGAACTGCAGATACTACGTTAATACCACTTTCATCAAAGAATGTATTGATCATTATCCGGCTAAAGATTTAAAAGCATCTGCTTTACCTGTAACTCCAAAGTGGAAAGATATTGAATCTAAACCACAAGCCTATTGTACTCTTTTAGATATTACTTGTTCTCCAGTAAGAACTTGTGATAATCAATTAATGGGCGGTGCAATTGATGACGATAAGATTAAACTTCCAGAGTTTAAAGATATGTTAAAAGAAGACCGTGAGGAATTAGAATGAGCATAGTTGCAGGTTTATTCAGAAGCGTATTTCCTACACTAGCGGATAACTTATCTGCACAAGGTGTTATTAGACCTCGTGAAGGCGGAGGCGGTTTAATCCCTCAAATGTTCATCGGTGGTACTGGTGTTAACAATTTGAAGAAAGCCGGTGTAGATCTTCCGGTAACTCTTGATGACTTAGCTATGGCTGAGTTTGATGCTAAGACTCTTGGTAGAGAAGCAGCAATGGAAAGAGGAGTGATCAAGGAAGGTATTGAGATTGATCCTCTAGCTGACAAAGCAATGTACGAAATCCCTGATGATGAAGTACGATTACTTAAAGGACGTGATCCTGAGAAATTAAAAGGTGAGTATGGGTTTAGTGAGTTGTTTAAAGCTGACTTACTAACAAATGCTTATCCTGAAATTTCTGAAGTTAGGATTAACGTATACCACGATCCAAAAAGTTCTAAAGTAGGCGGCTTTGATCCATTAGAAAATACGCTTATTATTAATGCAAGCCATCCGTATATCAAAGAAAACGGCTTTAAAAAAACAGTTCTACACGAAGTACAACATTTCATTCAAGCTAAAGAAGGCTTTACTATGGGTGAAAAGTTTGATCTTCGTTTACAAGAAGAACCAGACTTTGCTATGGGTGTGACAGCAATGCAAAAAGCATTGAATTCTCCAATGACAGCAAATGACTTAGCTAAGATGCTAACAGAATCCAAAGGTTTAAACTTCAGTGCTGCTGCCGTACAGAAAGCTATGGCAGATCTAGCAGCTTCTCCCGGTGAAAGCACACAGAAAGTCCTAGAAAGAACTCTAGGCAACAAGGAAATGGCTGACAAGTTCCTCACAAGAGCACGTCAATATCCTGCCTTGCGTGGCTTTTTAGAGTCAAAAGAAATGGCAGACGAGGGTTACGTGAAAGCATTCGACAAATATCAACGAGTAGCCGGTGAGCAGTACGCTAATGCTACTATGAACCGTTCAGAACTTAGCGCAGAACAGCGTTTACAGCGTCCAGTAGCTCAGGACTTACTAGCTCCTAACGCTATGCTGCCCTCTAGTTTTGCAGCAAATCAAGGTGAAGCATTAAAACAAGTACAATACGCTGATCCTTTTGCATCTTCTATTCAATCTACCATTCCTGAAGGACTATAAACATGGCAGAAAACAACCAAGAATATGATATGTATGAACAAACAGAGTCTGACAAAGAGATTGTCAGCTTTGTAGGCTATCATACAGACCTCTGGAGAAACCACAGAGACACGAATTACCTCAAACAGTGGGAAGAATACGAGCGTTTATGGCGAGGTATCTGGGCTGCTGAAGACAAAATGCGTGATTCAGAGCGTAGTCGCATTGTAACACCTGCACTACAGCAAGCTATTGAGTCTAAACAAGCAGAAATCAGTGAGGCAGTGTTCGGTCGTGGTGAATTCTTTGATGTAATCGATGATCAACGTGACCAAGATAAGACTGATGTTGTCTTAATCCGTAACCAAATGCACGAAGACTTCAAGCAAACGAAGATTAAACGTGCGATCGACGAGATTGTCCTCCTTGCAGAGGTCTATGGTACTGGTATTGGTGAGCTTGTTGTTGAAGAGCGTGAAGTTCTAGCTCCTGCTACACAGCCTATCCCCGGTACAGATGCTGCAGCTATCGGTGTTATGGAGCAAAAGAAGTTCTTAGTGGGTTTAAATCCGATTAACCCTCGTAATTTCTTAATTGAACCTAATGCACGTAGCATTGAAGACTCAATGGGTGTAGCTATTGAAGAATATATGTCATTCCATCAGATCGTTAAGGGTATGGAAGACGGTATTTATCGTAAATGCGATATCGCTCCTAGCTATAAGTCCTCAGATTTAGAACCAGTTCAAGAACAATCTAACTTCATTGACAACAAAGTACCTGTTATCCGTTACTATGGTTTAGTTCCTCGTGAATACATCGAGCAGCTAGAGAACGAAGACGGTGAAGTAGTTGATTTGTTCCCTGAAGATAGTTCAATGGACGACTACTCTGACCTCGTAGAAGCAATCGTTGTTATTGCGGACGGTCAACACCTTCTCAAAGCAGAGAAGAACCCGTACATGATGAACGATCGCCCTGTAGTAGCTTATCAAGCTGACTCTATGCCCGGTAGATTCTGGGGTAGAGGCACTGCTGAGAAGGGCTACAATATGCAGAAGGCTATCGATGCACAAGTTCGTGCTCACTTAGATAGCTTAGCCTTGACTACAGCTCCTATGATGGCTATGGACGCTACACGTTTACCACGTGGTGCTAAGTACGAAGTTAAGGCAGGTAAGAACTTCCTAGTTAACGGTAATCCTAACGAGATTATGATGCCGTTTAAGTTC